GCATAGACAAAAGTTCCATCTCACCTGTCTGTACACTGGCAGAAGAACCTGCAGATGTCAACTCAGGAGAAGATCCTGCAACGTCTATCACATTTTCATTACTCTGTAACAAAGATCCTTGAACACTTCCCGTGGACATTTGCATTTCAGAGGATTCTGTAAAGATAGGATGTGAAGATCTCGTAGACATCCTACGATATGACGCTAGTGTAGATTGTATATCTTCTATCTCGGAAAGTAGGGATACGATAGATTTATAATGCTTACGCAGCCTAGGATAAGAACTTAGTGCCATATCATAGCGCAAATCTTCCAATGACCTAGATTGGAGAGGGTGTAGCGCTAGCGCTGCTGTCAATTCGTCCAATCTTGCTTCTAAATATTCAATATTTTGTAAATCAGATATTTTGTTGTTGAGTGGTTGTTTAACCAATCTAGTTTCACTCATCACTTGGATTGGTGTGGAGTTAGATGTTTCTATTTTAGGAGGGCAAACATCATTAAACGGTCTAAAAAGACAACCTCCCTCAAAGTCAAGCCTGATATTGCTATCCATCTCCTTAGACGCAAGATCGGTAACCAATGACTCGAGTTCCAATTTCGTGCAAATATTTGCATAGGTAGGAATCCTACTTAAAACATAGTCGTGCTCTACGCCGTAGTGCTCAGCAAAAGCACTAATAAATGTATTTCGGAATATGTTAAAGTCATCTTCTGAAATGTGGAACATAAGCTCCCACAGGACGGCGATGTGACTATCTACAACCTGGTCTTCTTCACTAATAACCTGAGAGGGAATAAACCATCTCAAGGTCTTTAAGATAGAGTGCGGATCTAATGGTGCCACCCACTTATTTCCTTTTACTACGAAGGTACGCTTTAAAAACGACATAGTAGTTGACGTTACATATGGCTGCATCCCAGAAGATTTTGATGCTGTTGTGAACTCCAAACCGAAGTGTTCTAAACAAATTCTCTGATACACTATATTGTTGAAAAACATTGATATCTCTTCTTTGATAGCTGCTAAGAGATCATCTCCGAAATCTACAGGTAGCACATAATCGAAAAAATATGTTTGTGCCAACTCTGGGACAGTATAATAACCATACATTATCAAAATAATCCCTCGGACACAATTATCTCCAGTTGTGTCATAT